ATCGAACGGCGGCAAAACTCGACGACGTCCTGGAAGACGATGAGGCGACCCTCGCGTTTGCCTGCCATGTGGGGGGAGAGCGGCGCCTTGAACCGCCAGGGCGAGATGCGCTCGACCTCCTCCAATGCAACGGGGCGTCCGAGCGCCGCGAGCAGCAGGGCCGGATCGCTGCCCTGCCATGCGCCAGGATCGAAGCCGCTGACAATCGGCTTGATGGCGGCGACCGCGCCGCCGGCGCCGCGGATATGGCGGATCAAGCCTGCGGTCAGGAAGGTCTTGCCGATGTCGGTTCCGGTCGCGGTGATGAAGACAGCGGTCATGCCCGCCTTTTCTTAGGAAAATCGCGGTTTTTGGCCGTCGATTGCCACCCGATTGCCACCCGAGGGGACGCATGTCGGCAGGTGGTTGCAGCACCAAACCGGCAGGGCCACATCACCATCGTTAGGAGATTGTCATGGCGGAAAATTTATTTACACGGTATCCCCTTCTATCCAAGCTGGCCCAGCGAGACGTTGAACTTGTAACAGGCTCTCCCTTCCCCGCGTGCCTTTTGGCGAAACTTGAGGATGTCGTGCGGGAAATGGAAGAGGTCCCAGCAGCCTTCCCCGAAGCGCTCCGTATATTGAAGGGACCACCGGCGTAATCACTCACCGTCGCCGCACGTCATCGCCCCCGAGCCGCGGCGTCGATCGCGGCCGCGGCTCTACTGTCGTCCTTGTCGAACATGTGAACGTAGATTGACATCGTGACCGCGGGCGACGAATGCCCGAGGCGCTTGCTGATGGTGACCGCGTCAACGCCGTGGGCAATCAGCATGCTCGCGTGGGTGTGGCGCAGCGTGTGAAATCCAATCTCGAAGCCGAAGCTTCGTGCCATCTTGCCCCAGCGCGATCCGAAGCTGTCGGGAGCCTGCGGTCCGCCATCTAGCGCTGGGAACACGAGGTCGTCGCCGCCGAGCTTTCCTTGTCCCAGCTGGAGACGCTGCTCGAGCAAGCGCTTACGGTGCGCCTGCAGTGCATCGATGACGATCGCGGGCAACTTGATGTCGCGGATGCCGGCCTTGCTCTTAGGGGACTTGAAGCGCACGCCATTCTTCGTCTGCTCGAGGCTCTCGCGGACTTGTATGATCTCGTTCTCGAAGTCGACGTTTCGCCACCTTGCGGCCAAGAGCTCGCCCCGGCGCATGCCGGTATAGAGCCCGGTCAGCGTAATGGCCTCTTGCGCATGTCCCCGTAACCGGGACTCGAGCGTGGCGATCTGCTCCGCGTTGAGGATCACTTGCTCGGCCGCGTTGATCCTGGGCGCGGGCTGCAGTGCACAGACGTTGCGGGCGACGAGCTCGTGGCGCGCGGCCTCGGCTAGGGCCTTCCCTAGCACCCGATGGGCATGGCCGACGGTGCGCGCGCTAACCCCCGATTGCCCGTCGGGGCGCCCATGACGTCCCCGGCGACCGATAGTCAGCAGCGTCGCGTGCCAGGTCTCGACGTCGCGGGTGGAGAGTTGTTGGAGCAGCCGGTCGCCGAGATGCGGGGCGATGTGCGCCTCGATCAGCTGTTGGTACCCTTGCGCGGTCTTCGGGGTGATTGCGCCGGTGGCGCGCCAATGTGTCAGTCGCTCCTGCAGGTAGACGCCGACCGTCAGTTTGCTCGGCTCGACCGGGACGCCGCTGGCCTGCGCGGCCAACATGCGTGCGAGCTCGGCCTGCGCGTCGCGTTTCGAGCCACGGACGGTCTTGTAGACGGTTCGGCGTTTGCCGTCGGGACCGCGTCCGAGGTCGAGTTTGAGTTCCCACGAGGAGTTGCCGCGGCGCCGGATGTGTCCGCGCATCACGCGCCTCCCTTAAGCTGGCGCTGTTCCTCGGAGCCGTGATGGAGCCAGAGCTTTGCGAGGGTCTTAACCTTCGCGAGGTCCTCGGCGCGCGTGAGCGCCTCGGCGAGTTCCCGCTCGAGGTCGAGGCGCAGATGCCGGTTGCTGTAACGCGCCCAGCAAATCTGCATGCTGTCGGTGATGTCCTCGAGCTTGCGCAGCGTGTCGCGCTTGAAACTGTCCTCGAGCCGCCAACGGATTTCATTCGAGATCGTGGCGTTGTGTTGCTTGGCCGCGTTCTCGAGTTGCTGCCGTAGGTCCTCGCGCATGCGCAGATTGATGTGAATGAGATCGGTCGATTGCTTGACGAGGTCAGTCCGTTTCTTTCGGGGCATGGTCCGGGGCTCCTGTCGGGTGGGACATAAGTGAGACAGATAGGACCAGATTAGGACAGCTGCCCGCTGTCTTGCAATACCCTGCAATATCCGACTATTTTTAATTGATCCGATTTTGGTCCCGCCTTACCTTCAGGCTCCCTTTTCCAGTTGAGGAGGTCCCCATGGAAACGCACCAGGCCAGCGGTCGGCCGGGCGGCAAACGCGCGCGTCGGCGCTCTGCCCAGGCAGCGCAACCCCTGACAATCAGTGTGATGGAAGCGGGACGGAAATATCTCGGCCTCGGCAAGCACGCGAGCTACCGCGCAGCCGCGCGGGGAGAAATCCCGGCCATCCGAGTCGGGGGAATTATGCGGGTTCCGGTCGCCGCAATGGAGCGTCTGCTCGATCGGCGCAGCACCCTCGAGGACATCCGTTGAAATGAGAAGGGGGTGAGGACGCCGGCGAGTGGTTCGCTAGCCGGCGCCTCGATGAGTTCGATCAGTCGCAAAACATGAGGAACTCGAATGTCATCTAATCGAATCGAATTCCACAATCAAGCTAACGGTTCCGTCCGCCGTGCCGCGCCATCCGTCACGCCGCGACGTATTTGTCAGGATTGCGGCCGTCCGCTGATCGGCCTGCGCGCCGACGCCCTCTATTGCAATGCCGCCTGCCGACAGCGCGGCCATCGTGCCGTAGCCGTGACAAATGGCACGGACGTCCCGGAGCCCACCCTCGCCAATTTAAATCGCTGTACGGCCGAGGTGTCACGGCTAGACCCGCATAAAACGGGCACTCGCGACCGGCAAAAAACAGCACCGTCGAACACACACATCGCCGGCCCCCGCTGGCTCATTAAAGCGGTGCTGGGACCGGGCGGCGACACAGTCGTCAGTCCCGATGGTGTCGTCAGTCAGGTGCGGCAGGTACGTCCACGGGCGCTAATCAACGGTAACGGGGGCCGGTCATGACCAGCATCCCCGCCGTCGCCGATGATCGCCTTGAGGCGATCGCCAAGGACATTGAGACACTGACCGCGACCGCCACCTTGCAGATAGGCGCAAAGTTGGCCGAGGCGCGCGAGATTTTCCGTTATCGCAGAGATGAAGGTGGATTCGCTGGATGGGTCGAGACTCGTCTGGGTTGCTCGCGTCACACTGCTTACAACCTCTTGCACGTTCATGAGCAGTTCGGCGGGCAGGAAGTGTCGAAATGTTTAGACACTTTGGGCCGCTCTGTTCTCTTCTTGATCAGCGCGCCGAGCACGCCGACGGAAACCCGCGACGCGATCCTCGAGCGCGCCCAGAACGGCGAATCGATATCGGTCGCCGACGTCAAGCAAATCATCGAGAAGGCGAAGGGCGTCCAGCCGGCCACCAAACCGCCGGCGCGCACGCCCCAGCACGTCTGCTGGCAGTGTGGTCGCCGCGGCGCGGTCGGCGAAGTCAAGCAGCATCCTTGTGCTCAATACGATGATGCCGAGGTTTGGCTTCACGACGCCTGCGTCAGCGCCTTCGATCAAGCTGAACAGCAGCGCGAAGCCGCCGCCGAGCGCATTGCCGCACCCGTGGACGGCGAGAACGCGCGGTTGCAAGCGCTGGTCGACGCGCTTCAGGGCGAGAACACGCGGCTGCAGGCGCTGGTCGACGCGCTGCAAGCCGAAAAGCAGCATTTCGAATACAAGATCACCCGACTCGAAGACGAGCTCGAGGATCTCAAGGCGGGGCGGCAGACGTCGGATGTCACGATGGCGTCGCTCTTCAATCTCGGGCTGCCGAAGTTCATGAAGATCATGCCGGCGCCCTGGTGCTCTGTGCTGAGAAATACCAGTCAACTGAGCGCGCGGGAGCTCGTTGACCTGCTCGAACGTCGACTCGATCACGAGGGTATCGTCGCTTCCGCGCCGCTGCAGAAAATACGCGCCCGGATCGAGCAATCGCGTCCGCAGATCGATCTCACCGCCGCGCACATGGCTGGCTCGGCGTAGGGTGCGTCATGAGCGAACGCAAACGCCTCCCCGATCGTCGCGCCTCGATCACCCTCACCTTCCAGGTTGGCGGCCTAACGTACACCGCAACCATCAGTCGTTATAGCGACGGCGGAATCGGCGAGCTTTTCCTGAACAACCATCGATCAAACTCTGCGGCGGACACAAATGCGCGCGACGCTGCGATCGTGTTCTCGATTGCTGTGCAGCATGGCGTTAATCCCGAGCTAGTCCGCTGTGCGCTCTGTCGCGATTCCAACGGCAAGGCGAGCGGCCCTCTAGGCACCGCGCTCGACATCATCATGCAAGAGGGAGCCTTACCATGAAGATCAGCGACATCCATTCCGTTACCGCGGTGCTACCGCCGCGTCTCGTTGTCCACGGCCGCGAGGGTACCGGCAAGACCACATTTGGTTCGCGCTTCCCACGGCCAGTATTTCTTCAGGTCGAGGACGGCACTCCTGGCGGGCTCGAGCTCGCATCGTTTGGCCTGCTTGGAAGCCTGGGCGACGTGCGTGACGCCATCGCCGTGCTCGGCAACGAGGCCCATGACTTTTGCACCGTGGTGCTTGACGGCCTCGATGCGCTTGAGCCGCTGGTCTGGAACGCGGTCTGCGTCGCAAATGCTTGGGGCTCGATCGAGACCCCCGGCTATGGCCGCGGCTATGTCGAGGCCGACAAACTCTGGCTCGACCTGCTCGCCGGCTTCGACTGGCTGCGCCGCATCCGCGGCATGATGGTGGTCTTGCTTGCCCACAGCGCGGTCGAGACCGTCAACGACCCGCGGGCACCAAGCTACACCAGCTACCAGCTTCGCTTGCACAAGCGGGCACGGGCGCTGGTACAGGACTGGGCCGACGCGGTCGGCTTCCTCGCTACCGATTTTACGCTCAAGAGTGAGGAACTCGGCTTCAGCAAGAAGCGCGTGCGCGCCGACGGCGGATCGCAGCGCTACCTGCATTTCGAAAGTCATCCGGCCTACACGGCGAAGAACCGCTATCGGCTTCCCGCCAAGTTGCCGGTGCCGCTCGATTTCGACTTCGACAACAAGCTTGCACCCTTCTTTCCGCCGGCCGTGCCGGGAGAGGCGGTGCCGTTTAAACGTGCGGCCAGTTGAGCGGGAGGCTCACATGAATGAAAACTATGAGACTGCGCTGCCCGAAACCTTCGACCCACAAGTCGAGGAGGGCAGCTCCTTTGATTTGCTGCCGGTCGGTAGCTATAGCGCGCAAGTTGTCGACGCTTGCGTGGCAAAGCCGCAATCCGGTGACGGCTATTACGTCGGGCTGTCCTGGCAGGTCACCGAAGGTGAGTACGAGAACCGCTATGTGTTTCAGCGGATCACGTTCCTGCACTCAAGCGTACAGGCGGTCACAATCGGCCGTCACCAATTCAAGGATCTCTGCGTAGCTACCGGCGTGTCTGAGCAGGTAACGGACGTTAGCGTGTTCAAGTTCATCCCCTGCACGATCAAGGTTGGTATCGAGAGGGACAAGCAGGGGATTTACGACGACAAGAACCGGGTCTCGCGCGTCAAGCCGTACGAGCCCCCCAAGGCCAGCACGAGTAAAGCTGAGCCAAAGGTTGCACCGAAGGCGCCAGCGACCGCTGCGTCGGCGGCGGGGAGCAAGCCGGCAGCAGCGAGCGGTACCGCGGGCAACGGCTCGGCTCCACCCTGGCGCAAGCCCAAGCCCTCGCTCGCCGAGGATCTCAACGATGAGATCCCGACTTGATGTCGACGCCCTGACGGCGGCGAGCTTGCCACTCGCCGTCGCCAACCAAACCAACCGAACCGACCGAACCAAACCAACCTAACCGAACCGAACCAAACCAACCGAACCGCTTCGAGGCTTCGCATGAATTCTCGCGGGGTTGGTCATGGTCGAATTACGTCCTTATCAGAGCGACGCGCTGGCCGCGCTGGAAGCGCACTGGCATAACGGCGGCGGCGCCGCGCTTATCGACATGGCGACCGCCACCGGCAAATCGCTGGTGCTCGCTGAAATCATCCGCCGGGCCATCGCCCGAGATCCAAAGCTGCGCATTCTCGTTCCCGTACATGTACGCGAGCTGGCTGAGCAAGATGTCGCGGCCCTGCTGAGCGTCTGGCCGGACGCCCCCTACGGCATTTGCAGCGAGGGCCTCGGCCGCCGCGCCCATGACCAGCCGATCATCTTCGGCACGGTCCAGACGCTATGGCGCGACGTCGCCGAGTTAGGGCGGCGTAACCTGCTGCTGATCGATGAGGTACAGCTAGTGCCGCGCGACGGCGACGGCATGTATCTGACGCTGATCGACCACCTGCGTGAGCTTGAGCCCGACCTGCGCATGGTCGGCGCTAGTGCCACCTGCTTCCGGCTCGACAGCGGCTATCTCGATCGCGGCGAGGGCGCGCTATTCGAGCGCACGGTGTTCTCCTACGGCATCGCTGACGGCATCAAGGACGGTTGGCTCGCCCCGCTGTCGTCGAAGGCCACCAGAGCCAAGATCGACATCACTGGCGTCGGCCGCCGTGGCGGTGAATTTATTCCCGGCGAGCTCGAGCGGGCCGCCAACATCGCCGACGTGGTCGAGGCGGCAGTTGCCGAGCTGGTCGAGCAGGGGGAGGACCGGCGCGCCTGGATATGCTTCTGCTGCGGTGTCGACCACGCCTATGCCGTGCGTGACGCCGTCCGCCGCCATGGTATTTCTAGCGAAACGGTGGTGGCCGAAACCCCGAGTGATGAGCGCAAGGCCATCTTTGCCGCGTATCACGCCGGCGAGATCCGCTGCCTCACCGGCGTCAACGTGTTCTCGGTTGGCTTCAACATCCCACAAGTCGACCTGATCGCGCTGCTGCGGCCAACCTGCTCGCCCGGCTTGCTGATCCAGCAAGTGGGCCGTGGCACCCGCAAGGCTGAGGGCAAGACCGACTGCCGGATCCTCGACTTCGCCGGCAACATCCGGCGCCACGGACCGGTGGATTCCATCCATGTCAACGGCCGCACCGCCGCCAACCCCGGCGACGTGCTGACCAAGACCTGCCCCGAGTGCCGGGAAGAGAACCTGTTGGCGGCAACGATGTGCAGCTGCTGTGGCCACGTCTTTGTTAGTGAGCCGCGCCGGCCCAAGCACGCTGCCAGCGCCGACATGGTGTCGATCCTTGCTGGCGAAACGATCTGGCTGCCGGTGCGGCACTCTGAATTTCGCGAGCATCGAAAGCTGAGCGATCCCATCGCCCCGCCAACCCTGCGCGTCGATCACCTCTCGGGCTTCAGCGCCTATAGCGAATACGTCAGCTTCCAGAGCCACAACTCCGGAGCTCGCTACTACGCCGGCCAGTGGTGGCTCGCCCACGGCGGCGACAACCCAGTGCCATTGCGGGTGACGGAGGCGCTCGCCCGCCGCGACGAGCTCAACCGCGTGACCGAAATCGTCGTCGACCGCGATGGCCAATGGTGGCGCATTGCTAGGCGCCGCGTGCAACGCGCGGACGGAAGCAAGATCGAAGTCGATAGCAAGTACCGCGTCTGCAGGGTAGCAGCATGAAACACGAGTTGCTTGAAGACGCGCTGATTATACTGCGCCAGGCTGGGATCGAGCCACGCGTGATCCGCGGCCGGCATTGGAAAATTAGTTGGCTCGACGAAGGTGGGCGCACACGCCTGTTGGTGGTGTCGTTCTCGCCAGGAACCCGTAACGCCCGAGCAAAGTCGCGGGCCACATTGCGGAGGTTGCTGGCACCATGAGCCTCGAGCGCTTTGCCACTCCGCAACCGACCGCATGCGCGGTCTGCCGTCGGCACGCGGTGGCGCTTGGTTATGCGCCATCGCCGTCCAAGCAAGAGCGCCTGCCCATCATCTGGCTGTGTGACGACGAGTACTGCCACGCCGCAGCTGCGAGGATCTACGCCATGCCTAGGAAGATGCTGGACGCGCTCGAGCTCGGCGCCATGCTCGAGGCCGGTGGCATCGCCGCCGAATACCTCGAGGCAGTCGGCACCACGGACCTCGCCAAGCTCAGCCCCGACGACTGGCGCGAATTCCTGCGCCTGTTGCTGACCAGTTACGAGCACGTCCTGCGGCGCAAGATACTGAACGATGAGCCGGCGTTGAGGGCACCCAATGGGACCGTTTGAACAGCACGCCGAGCGCCTGATCGAGCGCGGCTACACCGTCGTACCAATTATCCCGGGAACGAAGAAGCCCGGCTTCCTCTGCAACGGGCAGTGGATCGGGCTCATGGCCTGGACGACGCGCTTCAACGGCCATGCCTCGCTACAGGAAGAACGCACACGCTGGGGCCTTGGCGACGCCGGCATCGGCGTGCTCGGTGGACCGCCCAGTCAAGGTCTAATCGGCGTCGATATCGACACCGAAGAGGCAGATCTCCTTGCCGCCTTGCTGGCCGTGTTACCGCCAACGCCGGTGAAGAAAACCGGGGCCAAGGGCGAAACGCGCTTCTATTACGGGCCGGGTATTGCCTCGCAATCCTGGCGCATTGCCGGCATCGATAGGCCAGTGGTCGAGATCATCGGCCCCGGTCGGCAAACGGTGCTCCCACCCACGATTCACAAAGATACTAAGACACCCTATCGCTGGCTCACTCCCGATACGCTCGAGGATTTGCAGCCGCAGGAGTTGCCGGTCTTGCCCGATGACATCGCTGAGCGGATCACAGCGGCGCTGGCATCGTTCGGCTATCAGCCGCCACGCGACAACGATACGGGCACCGCCGGAGTCGAGGACAGCCCGCATCGGCAGCTTAACGATGCCGCGTTGGCGAACCTGGCTGCGTGGGTGCCGGCGTTGAAGCTTTACAAATGTCGGAGCAGCCGGGGCGGGTACGAGGCGGTGGCTATCTGGCGCCCATCATCGACGGGCCGTCTGGATCAGCAACGCACGCGCAACCTCAAGATCTCGCCAAAGGGCATTCGCGACTTTGGTGCCAGTCTCGGCTACACGCCTATTGATCTGGTGATGGCAGCGCTTGGCATCGACCTCGACGCCGCCTTCGGCTTCCTTGCCGAACACCTTGGTTGGAGCATGCCCGCGCCGGCGATCGAAGTGCCCGAGCCGTTTCTTGTCACGAGTAATGGCAACGATAAGACCAACGGGAAGAAAGCGCCTGCATCCGATCCGCTCGAACCCTATACCTGGGTGCCCGGCGCAGTCGGTGACGTAGTCGACTGGATTGTTAGCACCGCACGCCGACCAAACCGTGTGCTAGCACTGGGTGCCGCCGTCGTCACGATCGGCACCTTGATTGGACGACGGGTTGCCGGCCCCACTCGCAGCGCCACGCACCTCTACGTGGTCACGGTGGCGCCAGCGACCGCAGGCAAGGATCACCCGCGCCGCTGCATCCTGCCACTGCTGGAGGCCGCCAATGCCGGTATCCATGCGCACCTTGGCGACATCACGTCGCAATCCGGCTTTAACCGGGTGATGAAAAACACGCCCTTGAGTGTCGTGGTGATTGACGAGATTGCCGGCTTCCTCGGCCGCATTACCAGCCCGCAATCGTCGTACTGGGAGCGCCGGCTGAGTGGCAAGTTGCGTGAGCAATGGTCGTGCTCGTTTGGTGCCATCGGCACAATGACGTCAGCTGAATACAGCGATACCCGGATTTCCTGCCCGGCCATGAGCATCTTTGGCACCAGCACCAACGCCGAATTCTGGTCAGTGCTGCAGGGCAGCGAGATCGAGAACGGGTTCTTCAGCCGGTTCCTCGTGCTCGACAGCAACCTGCAGGCCCCCGATCAAGACCCGCCAGTCGACTCGTTCAAGGTGCCGCAAGCCCTCGGGGCGCGGCTGGCTGAGCTCTATTGCTGGGACGGCAATCCACTCATGACGGCGCGGCTCAGCGACCCAGAGGCGCATTTCGAACCCTCTGTTTTGCGCTGGGCGAGCTCCGATGCCCACGAGTGTTATCGCGAGCTGTTGCAATGGGTCGAGCACGAGCTCGACGATGACATGAGTAAGCAGGCTTACCTCGGCCGCCTGGCCGAGACCGCAATTCGGCTCGCTACCATCCGGGCTGCAGGCCGGCATCAGGGACCTGCCACACGGGTAGACTTGTCGGACATGGAGTGGGGCGCAGGCATCGCTCACCTGGCCATCACCGCAATGATGGAGCAATCGGCGGATAATCTGGCCCAGACGACGCGTGGGATGTTCGTCGACCGGCTCATCCAGATGATCCAACGCCATGGATCAATCACCCGGCGCAAACTGCAGCAGCATGTCCGCGGTCGGTACCGTACTGGAGAGATCAACGATATGCTCAGCCAAGCGATCGAAGCCGGGCTGATCATCAAGACAGCTGATGGCTATGCAACCAGGCGCTGAGTTGGGAACGGAGTTGGGAATATGTTGGCGTGTTGGCGCAACATTTTTGGGAATGTTGGCGCCGTTCCCAACTTTAAGACCAACAAATTCCCAATTGAAATACCTATACATTCCCAACTTTGTTGGCGGTTGGCGTGGGGGTGTGTCCCCCCGGAAAAAGCTGGGAATATTCCCAGAAAAAGAGGGGGGTCCTTTTAGGTCGCCAACACGCCAACAAACTTGGGAACGCATCAAAATGGAACCGGTCAAAATGAGGCGATGCAACTAACGGTGGATAGTGGGAGGCCGAAATGGCCACGATGACGAAAGAAATCCAGGTCGAGGACTACCCCGACATCGACCCCAACACTGAGGACGGCAAGGAACAGTTTACGCTGCTCGCGAGCGAAATGAGCATGCGCAACCCAGCACTCACCTATTTCGTCTTCAAGCGCGGCAGTGAGGTCATCGGCGAGATGTACATCACGGATGGCCTGGACGAAGGGCACTGACCAAGAGGGTGCAATGACGGCAGATGAAGACCCGGATGTAATCAGAGAACAAGAACTGTTTGAGAAGTTTTGGGCGGTCGTATGCGAAGCGAGCGACGCTAAGCCTGCGGTCATCGGCAACGCCTGCGCAAGAGCCTTGACGAATCTGATCGCCGCGCATGCGCCTGATCTCGAAAACGCCTTAGCCATCTTGGCGTGCGTGACGACATCAATGATGGAGGATATTGAAGGCGGCTACCCGCAGCAGCGCGAACAGATGCAAGAGGGCGCCGCGGAAGGCTGGAGGATGCAATAGTTTACAGATGCTTTTCAAAAAGCTTAGCGATTTCAACGAGGTGGGGGGCGGGTAATATTCTATCACCCCACCCATCGCGTCGCGGCGCCCTGCAACTCGTGTGGGTTGAGAATTATAATCACACTCGATGCTAGGTTGTGTAAAAGTCCGTAGCCATAACCATGTGTTGCGCCGGAAAAGCGCCTGGCGTTACCTTGATTCGATGCCCGATGATCCCCTTCAACCCCACGACGATCGACCGGATCCAGGCGTTCGGCGCCGTTTGGGGACCAGCCGCGAGTACGTCATCGACCGGCTGAAGCGCGAGAATCTGTTCCAATGGATCGAGCCGATCGAGAGTGGCCGTCTCAGTGCTTACGCCGTCGGCGTCGAATTGGGCTGGTTCAAACGAAGGGCAACCCTTTCTGGTGCGAACTCCGGTCAGGCCAAGCGCCGGCGACTGGCGCTCGAGTCGACGGGCAACCCGACCCCGTCTCGTGACTGCGCTCCTTTTTCGTTGAGCGTCCCGCAGGAGGAGTGCCTCCGTTATGGTCCCGACGAGAGGCGGGACGACCCCTTCATCAGCATCGCGGAGGCTCGCCAAGCCTGGTTCGCCAATCGCGACCGCTTATTGGCGGGCCATGGGCCGGGTCGCAGGCCCTTTGGCTGGCACGAATTCGAAGGGGGGCCCAACCTTCCCTACGATTACGATCGCGAGAGAAGTTTGCTCTTTGAGCGCGGCTTATTGGGCGAATCGGAGAAGGCTGAGTTGATCGCTGAGTGGCGCAGGGAATTCCAGCGGGCGGAGCAGCTCGACGACGCGATCCGGCGGGCCAAGCACTTAAAATGGGCCGACATTCCGGCCAGTCTGCTCAAGAGGTGGCGAGCCGAGCGGCGGCGCCGCGGCAAGACCGCTCGTGAGGCCGAGGCTATCGTCGATCAGCCCCCGCCGGCGGCCTAGGAAGGACGGCCGTAGCGCCAAGCGCGGGCCACTGGTGCGTTTGGACGTCGCGACACTGGGCCTTCCATGCGGAGTAACAAGGGGCGCCGGCCCGGCTACGGTCCTCAGACAGCTTGCGTGATTCGGCAGTTCGGCCGTAAAAAATGGCCCCCGTATATTGCCATGGTTGGCGCCGCGGGGGCCTCAGTGTCACCGACTCAACGATCTCGAAAAGATGGCAGTGCAACGACTCACCCTCGCACATTTGAGGTCGTCGTCCAATGCCCACGCCAATTTCGCTCACCGAGACGCAATTTCTCGCCATCGTCAACGCCAGTGCCGCCTTATGTCCAGCCGATCGTGACGGCTTCATCGCTGCGGTGGCAGCTGCGCTGCAGGGCCAGACGATCGTTGGTGACGGCACGATCGGTCGCGTTGTGCGCGACTGCCAGCTGAAATTTCCGCACCCCGAAGTTGAGCGGGTGCCACCAAGGTGGGCGCGGGATAAGCCGCGGTACGAACGAGCGTCGAGGCGGGCGTTCTAGGACGTTCGGCCGTGGCGTTTTGGGCCGTGGCTCAACTTCAGCCGCAGCGCGAACGCTTTGCCGTCAGCATGCTGGCGCGGGCTGATTTCACGGTCTACCCCGCGGCATCCTGCGCGAGATCCGGCGGCGCACGCGTGTCGTGGGCGCGTTCCCTGACGGTCAATCCGCTCTCAACCTCGCCGTCGCAAGGCTGCGCCACATCGCCGGCACGGCGTGGTCGACCAAGAGATATCTGAACATCGAGTTGCTGAAGGACCAGCAGATGAGAGATGCTATCACCGCGTGAGCCAGGCTCGGACGCCGCTCAGCCAACCGAAAGTGCGAAAAGATTCTGGACACTACCAATCGGCATCGTCGGTCTTCCGCGGCGCGCAAGCGCCCGTGAAATCATGGGCGTCGAGAACTTGCGCAACCCGATGTCGTCCGCATGGCCCTCCAGACGGCCTGCAGCCGAGAGCCGAAAGCGGCGAGGAGATGATTCTTGAAAAGAACATGTTCATTGAACGAGTGTTGCCGAACTCGATCATACGCAGGCTCAGTGAGGAGGAAATGGCCGCTTATCGTAAGCCCTTCGCTAGACCGGGCGAAGACCGAAGGCCCACGCTCACGTGGCCACGAATGATTCCGATCGAGGGCGAGCCCGCGGATATGGTGAAGGTGGTCGAAAACTATGGCGCTTGGCTCGCTGAAGCGGATGTCCCTAAGCTTTTCATCAATGCTGATCCAGGTTCGATTCTGGTCGGCAGGCAGCGGGAACTTTGCCGCACCTGGTTGAACCAGACCGACGTGACGGTGAAAGGGCGCCATTTCCTCCAGGAGGATAGCCCCGATGAACTTGGCCACGCGCTAGCTGATTTCGTGCGCCGGGTCCGTTCTCGAGGCGCTCATAGCAGAGACGCGGTGATCGAATAGGGCCCTGTTTGCTGTTTGGGGGCAAACAAGTCGAACTCCTCAAGGAAGCCGTGCCGACGAGCCCGGGGAAAAGTGCAGCGCGCGCATCTGCTGCTCGATCTCGACAAATGGCCGCACGTCGACGATCTCGGGACTCGCCTCGCTGGCGTCCGCAGTCTCCTCGCCTGTCACCCGCGCCAAGTTTCCGGCGATCTGCCAGGCGCGTACCTTGATTGCGGCTGTTTTCCTCCAGGCCTTGAGCGGCAAGCCGGACGCAAGATTGGCCAATTCGCGGCGCCACAGGCGGCGGATCGCAGTGGTGCCGACGTCCGCACGCCCGAGGTTCTCCTGGCTGCGATCGGCGATCACACCCTGGCCAAGCTGGGCCACGTCATCCTGTAGGCGGACGAGGTCGACGCGATTGACATCGAAATCGTTGATACGCGCTTGCCCATTCAGGATCATGGTGCACGCATCCTGGTGCGCGATGTCGATCTGCAAGCGGCGGGTCTGGCGCCGCGCATGGACACGCGCGGCCGTCTCGCCGCTCGCGGGAATACGGTGAATGCTGAACTGGATATGGCTCCTATCATCAATCGGAACCCACCAGAACAGCGATTCTTGCCAGCCGATCTCCGGGTCATTTGGCAAGGCGGCGATATGGAGGATGTTCGGCATGCCGAATTGATTGACACGCTTCTGCCCGTCGTCGCGAGTAAAAGTGTAGGTCACGCCCCAGTCGGATTCTTCGGCTTGGAGGCTGCGGCCGAGACCGATCTTGTCGTAGGAGACTCGGTTGTTGCCGTGCGCGAATGCGACATGACTCATGTCGAGCGCGTTGTCGATGTTCTGAAAATAGTTGCAGCGCCGCAAATAGGAATCGATCTCTAGGAAGCCTACAAACCGTTCAAATTCCGGATAAAGTGGAAATTCCGGCGGATCGCCTTCGCCCAAATAGGCGAAGATCAAGCCGAGATAGTCTCTGACAGGCCACGTCCCGATCGACACCCTGTCGCAGAAACGCGACTCGTCGGCCGGCTGCTCTAAGCAGCGACCGTCGCCTTCGAATTTCCAGCCGTGATAAAAGCAGCGCAGCGCGTTGCCCTCCACCGAGCCTGCGGAAAGCTGAGCGCCTCGGTGTGGACAACGCGCTTGGACCAGGAACACCTCGCCGCCTTCGCCACGGTATAGCGTGTAGCTTTCGCTCATGATGCGCAGCGGAACTGGACGGCCGACCTTGAGATCTGTCGCGTGATAGACCGGATTCCAGAACCTCCGCAGATAGCTGCCAGCGGGTGCACCGAGTGCGGTTGAGACGAGGTCGTCCGTCCGCGACGATAGGTCCCTCGCCTTCGCAGCCTGAACCATTCAGGTCCTCCCCTTCCAATTCCAGCATCCTACTCGATATGGATATTGTTGGCTTTGATCACCCGTTGCCATTTCTCATGGTCGGCGCGCATGAAGTCACGAAACTGCTGTGGATTCTTCACATCCGCGATGGCGCCGATGGTCTTCATACGCTCGATCACGACTGGATCTTTCATGGCTTCGAGAATGACGTCGGAGCTTCGCTTGACAATATCGGTAGGTGTGCCCGCCGGCATCGCCAATCCGATCCACGACGAGACGTCGAAGCCAGGGAGCGTCTCGGCGATGGTCGGTACATCGGGCGCGAACGGGAGCCGGTTCTGGCTACCGACACCGAGCGCGAAGAGCTTTCCCTCCTGAACCTGCGGCCAGAGGCTCGCTACCACATCGAACATCATATCGACGTGCCCGCCGAGCAGCTGCGGCAGCGCGGCCGCGCTGCC